TTAGTTATTGTTGCATTATCACTGTGAGAGGCAGCTGTAGTGTTTCTAAATCCTCTTGTTACACCTGTTAAAGTATTAGTTGATATACCTGTATATGAAATTTCTTCTGAACCTATTTGAACAAAGTTTGTTCCAGTGGTTGGAAACAGAGATGCGTCTGTTAAAACAATTGTAGTTGTACTGTCATTAATAGCGCCATCCAAAGTTGTATTTGCTTCACCTGAAACTGTTCCACCCCATTGACCTAAACCCCAACCAAAACCAGGCAACTGTTCTGCTGGTCCAACACTATAATATGCTTGTACTCTAATACCACCAGATGTTGTGGCACCAGATCCTGTTTCATTAGAAGACATTGTAATTGTAATAACTGATGAGTCTACTACAGATGTCACCATAAATTTTTTATCATCAAAGTCTGATGCTGAATAATTAGAGTTAGTTATTGTTGTAAAATTATCTAAAAGAATAATATCTCCAGTAATTAAACCATGATCTCCACTAAAAGTTATTGTAACTGTTGGAGATCCGTTAGTCGTAGAAAAAGCATTAGTTAAAGTATTTGTGGCTCTAATAGGATGAATATCATAAAACACACCCCCTGTGTAAGCATATAAAATTCTATTGGTACCTATGATTGCAAACTTATTACCAGATTTGTTAACCAAATGATGAGTAGCTCTTGCAGCTCCTGTAAGTTTAGATTCACCTAATTGTGACCAACCACCTATTTTTTCAGGCGTTCCATATCTAAAACGAACATTATCTCCACCAACCCATTGTCCTTCGGCCGTGGTTTCTGTAATTTGTTTGTTGAACCCTGGTTGGAATCCTATTTTTTGTAACATATAACCTCATTTTATTAAAAATAGTTTATATTGATAACTACTCTAAATTCCTCATCTGTACAAGTAGTTCCAGTATGTTCTGTTTCTCCATCAAATATAACTATTTTATTTTCTTCGCTTTTTATTATATTACCATTTTTTAATTTAGTATACCCATTATTAGAATTTACATAAAATACGGCAGTTTTGCTACCTTTCATAGGCGGAGTATAATCCGTGTGAAAACCATGCTCAATAATTTTATCTGTTTTAAATAATAAATTTAATTTAATTCTTAATATTGCTCTAATTTCCATTTTATTTAACAAGGGTAATAACATATTAAAAGTATATTCATTACATATTCTGTGATTATCATAAATAATTGAACAAAGTTGATGGTGATCACACTCTTTATTGTGAAATAAAATTTTATTTAAACTCCAATTTACTTGTCGACTTAAAAGATATTTTTTAAGACTTTTATAATTTATACTTTCTACAAAATTAGGTATTATTTTCATTTACCTTGCAGTTGTTGGTATTCCTGTAGATGTAACTAATGGATTTTCAGCAAAAGCCATGAAGATGTAAGTTTGACTAGAATTATTCAAATCAGCATCTGTATTTCTCATTTTAAAACCATTTGAGAGCATATCCCATGGTTGAGCATCTTCTTCTACACCCTCAGAATTTGCATATAGAGTTTTAACAGCAGCATTATATGTATCTCTTTTATTATCTCTCATAAACCATTGACCTGTACTTGTAGAATCTTTAACTATAACCATAGCAGGTTTAAATCCTAAATAAATAAATGGTCCATTACTATCAGAATTCCCCTGGTAGGATCCAAACTTACTAAATCCTTTTTTCTCTTGAAAAAAATATCCAACATAATTGTTTCCACTTCCATTATTTTGAGTGCTTGTTGCCATATTAATTTTAGTGCTATCTGGTAAAGCTGTCATATTGTCTGTACCTGTTTCTTTTGCACTAGTTGTATCCAATTTAATTCTATCATCATAAGCAAATGTTTTATTCCAAGTGTACCAATTTCTGCTGTTACTTAGGTCTTTAATTATCATAAAATCAACACCACCAAGACCATGACCTACCGAACCATTACTACCAGTTCCAGACCAAGTAGCTATTGAAAATCCACTTGTAGTGTTAGCTGAAACTGTAGATGTTATAGAGCCATTTGTGTTTGATGCAGTTCCGTTTGCACCTAACCAATTCCATGATACGTAAGTTCTGCTACTACCATTTACATCTGATTCAGTACCAACAGTAAAACCATCTGAATTAAAAGATGTTATTCTAGTAGTAGAAGTAGCTTCTGCACTAGTATCATTTGGATATATTACTTTATTAGCACCTCTAACTGCATCTTGCAAATTATGGTAGTTTCCATTACTCCTTGACTTTAACCAGACCATATCTGGCTGAAATCCAACACCTGTTATTGAATTTGAACTTCCTGTTCCTGTATAAAGTTTAGTATTAAAATAATCGTCTGATTTATCTATATCTGTGTAAGCCACTATCCATACTCCGCTATGTTCTTGGTACATAAAGAAAAATAACCTGAAGGCACCGCATATTCAAAATTTCCAAATCCATTACCATCTGAATTACCAGATGAAATTGAAAATTGTGGGTTGCCAAAGTTTGCTTCAACAGTTGCTTTATTACTATCTTCTTTTACTGCAGTAATAAAACAATATTCATCTGCATTAATATTAACAGTTCCAACTAAAGCACCATTTAAATAAAATTTTAAAGTTTTTGTTCCACTATCTAAGTCTAAGGCTAATCCCATCATATCCCCAACATCAGGTGTATCTGATAAATCAGTTCCACTATCTGAGCCATTATGATTTATTTGTGCACTATTAACTCTACCAGCATAAATGTTTGTGCCTGAACTTTCGTAATAGGCTTCACTATCTGCATGTTTAAAATCTGCTGTTGATGCTATACCAAAATTAGGAACTGATGATGTTGCATTTCCTTCAACAGTTAATTTCATTTCACAAAACCATTTACCAGACGATACTGCAAATGTACTAAAGGTTGTATTCTGACTAGAGTTTTCACCCTCAATTAATAAATTACCCTCTTTAAAATTATGGTTTGCAGCAGTTGGTGGTATTGCAGGATTCCATGTTGCAAAATTATTACTAGGTGTGTCTAAAGATTGAGTAGTGTTGCTTACATCAGATGCATCATTATTATTTCCCGACACATCATTTCCTAAATCAGAACTATCAGCAAAATTATAATAATAACCTGTTGTTCCAAAAGTTAAACTTGTATCTAATCCTGTTTTAGGAACCCAAATTCCGTTCTCATCATACTCTGCAAAATCTGTTGGTGCTAAAACTTGTCCATCACATTTAATTACTTCTGAAAAATACATATCAGTTAAATTTTGTGCACCATCATTTGTAGTGTCATTATATCCAAAAACATTTTTATAACCACTTGTATTAAAATGTATATTCGAACCTGATCCTAAACCACCTCCTGTTGCAAAGGTAAGTGTTATTCTTTGGTTATTTAGATAGATTTTTAATCTATCGGCTGCTGTTCCATCATTTGTATTAATAACTGCCACTATGTGGTACCAGGCGGCTGGGTCCCTCAGTTTAACATCGTCTGTTGAACTAAAATCACAATCAGGATATCTATGAGTTCCACCCAGTTCCTCTGAACCTGTTATATTTATATAAAATCTATCATTACCAGCAGCATCAGGAGCCATAAAAATAGGAACAGATTGATCTACGTCAGTTTGATATTTAACCCAAGCAGATAAAGTCGCTTTAGTAGAACTTCCACTTGATGAATTTGTTCTTTGAAATCTTGCGTTATCACTTACACCCATGAAATTTAATGCATTTTCTACTCTTAGATCATCTCCTGATGCTACGGTATTAGCTGCTAGAATTAACGGCGCTGACATTAAATCTCCTCTGGAAATTTACCTAATGGTCTTGCAAATACAGGGTTTTCTTCTGTTCCTGTATTTATGGATTCATATAATGCTTTTAGTTCATCAACTGTTGTGCAGTTATCTATTTTAGTTTCCATTTCATTAGACTTAGTTCTGACATTTGATCTATATGTTGTAACATTACTTGGTACTGAATACTCAGATACTTCTGTTGCTTTTATTACTTGCCAGTCATGTTTTGAAAGTAAGCTAGATGCTTGTTTTTTTATAATTTTTTTATGAATACTTTTTAATCCTTCAATTTTTACATCTCCAACTTCTTTATCAATTACTAATCCGTCATCTATGTCTTTTTGAGTAACTAAAATATCATTTAAATTTTTAGCTATCGCAGTTCCCCAAGATTCTGTGACTCTATTGTCAGCAAATGTGTGAGATGAATTTGTATTAATATAATATGCTGGGTCTCTATAGTTTGTTTTATCTACTATTATTTCGTAAATACCTATTGCTTCTTTTTCAGCAGTAGTCCAAAGTTCAAAGATTTTAGCTGGATATCTTACATCTCCTATTACAATTGATTTAGGGTAATTAATGTATTGTGTTATATTATTATTTTTTACTATTGCGTACATATTTTAACTTTCACTTAAATTTAATGATCTACCTACTTCTTGCCATACAGCACCGTTATATCTAAATACAAAAATATCTGTTTTACCATCTGTGCTAGTAAATGTTGGGGCCGTGGATGCCGCAAACTCAAATACTGTGTTAAATGCAATTGTGTGTGTGCCATTATAATTAATCTCTAAACAAATAAATGAACCTTCGATTGAATTAGTTGGTGCAGAAAAAGTAGTGTTCTCTGTTGTTAGATGAAAAGCGTTTGGTTTAGCCTGTGCATCCCAAGCAACCGCATTAGATGATGATGTTAATGCTTGTTGAGGAATATAAGCTATATCGTTAAATTTGATTGCACCTGTTCCGTTTGTTGAAACATTTATATCTCCATTAGCTCCATCAGCTAAAGTTATATTTCCAGCGTTTGTACCATTGTTTGTATTTAAAATTAAATCACCAGTTCCTTGAGTTGTTAATGTTGCATCAGCGTTGTTATCACCAATTTGAACTGTATCTGCTTGTAAAGTAACATCTCCTGTTCCATTTGGTGTAACATCAATATTTCCATTAGAACCATCTGTAATCGTAATCGTTCCAGAGTTAGTTCCTGAGTTTGTATCTAAAATAAGATTGTGGGCTCCACTAGATGTTATCGTAGCATCTGCTGCTCCAGTCCCTACTTTAGTTTCACCAGTTCCTTTTGGAATTAAACCAATATCAATATTAGAATCTCCGCCTGTTGCAGATATTGACGGTGCATTTCCAGTTGCAGCGTTTGTTATATCAAATTGATTAACTGCTGAACCTGTTGTTTGAAATATTAATTGTTCATTACCATTTTCATCAATGATTCCATGAGCATCATCAAAGGCAATATTAAAATCGTTAGTGTCTAAGTTACCACCTAATTGAGGTGATGTATCATCAACAACATCTGTTATACCTGTTCCAATAGCAAGAGTTAGTATGTTTGGATTTGTTGCATCGGGACTAGCTGATGCAAATAAAATTTTATCTCCTTTGTCTGTTGCTGAAAAAGTAAACGTGGATCCTGAACCAGTAGCATATTTAAATTGTACTGTGTATGCACCAGAAGTCGAATTTCTTAAAATGTAAAAAGTTTCTACATCATTTGGAATTGTTACAATTCTATTTCCTGTAATGGTACCTGTAAACTCAATCATTCTTGCTTGAGCTGTTCCAGTTAATGCACCATCAGCAACTGTTAAGTCTGTAGTACCTGCACCACCAGCAATTGATACTTGTGCAAAACCACCTGTTAGTTGTGATACTAAATTTAAATTAGCGTTTGTTTTTGTTCCCCATGTACCGGCATTTTCACCGGTTGCCATTAGTTCAACACCAAGAGGTGTATAAGTTGATGCCATAATTTTATCTCCTATGCAGCGTCAGTATAACTTGTATTTGATCCAGTTGCAACATTAGAATAATTCGTATTCGAACCTGTTGAAAGCGCACTATATGATGTATTTGAACCAGTGTCAACATCTTGATAATGAAGAATAAACGGTTCTCCAACTGTAGATGTAAGGGGATCTGTTACTAGACCTTGTACTACATCAGGTAATGTTGAAAAAGACCCTACACTAGATGTAGAAGATTGACCAGATAATTCATATGCAAATTCTAATG